CCGGTGCCGCGGAACCGTCGCGGCCCGCTACGAGCATCCCGCCGAACCGCAGGCCACCGACACCTCAGTGCTGTCGATGCTCCTGCGCCTCGAAGCCCTGCTGCGGGTGCCCGAACCGGCACACATCAACGGACACGACCACCACGAAGTGAGGGTGTGATGGATCTGTCGCGACTGAAGACGACGCGCACGATCGCGAACCTGAAGGCCGGCCGCAACGACTGGTACCGGATCGTCAAGAACCAGGCCGACCCGTCGCGGACATCCGTGTCCATCTACGACGAGATCGGCTGGTTCGGCGTTACGGCGACCGACTTCATTGACGAGCTGAAGAACATCTCCGGCCCGATCGATCTGCACCTGAACAGCCCTGGCGGCGAGGTATGGGACGGCATTGCGATCCACGCGTACCTGGTGGACCGCGGCAACGTCACCACGTACGTCGACTCCCTGGCAGCCTCGATCGCCTCGGTGATCGCCATGGCGGGAACCGAGATCGTCATGGGCCGCAACGCCAGCCTCATGATTCACGACGGCTTTGGCATGGTCGTCGGTAACGCCGCCGACATGCGCGAACAGGCCGACCTCCTCGACCGCGTCTCCGACAACATCGCCTCGATCTACGCCGACCGCACCGGCAAGCCCGTCGCAGACTGGCGGGCCGCGATGCTCGCCGAGACCTGGTACATCGGCCAGGAAGCCGTCGATGCGGGACTCGCCGACCGGCTCGCCGCCTCCGGTGCCGCTCCCGGCAAGTCCAAGCCCGCAGAGAACGAGCCGAACGAACCGGACGAGGACGACCAGCCGGGCAAGCAGATGGCCGCGCACTTCGACCTGTCCGTGTTCCGGAACGTCCCGGGTCCGCTGCGGAACCAGGCGGAGCCGACCGTGCCCGATCCGACGGCGCCACCTCCCGAGCCCACCCCACCTGACGAAGCCCCGGCCGACGCGGACCGGGGCATCGTCGTTCCCGAGCCTGCGGTCCAGGGCGAAGGCAAGCCTGCCCCCGAACCCGAGGCGTTGCCCACCGAGCAGAAGGCCGGCATCGAACTGGCCGGCGCCAACGACGGCGAGTTTCTGGCATGGCTGCGCCAGAACATCCGGTTCCAGAGGCCGGACCCGCTCGGCACGGACACGATGCCGCTGCTGAACAAGGCCATCCCGGTCCATCACACCGCGACCGTCGACACCCCATGGGACGGCCCGGCCACCGTGGCCGCGATGCCCGCCGAATACGCGGACCTGCACTACTGCCACGCCTGGCAGTCCGCCGACGCCGACGCGTCCAGCCACACCAAGGGCGACGACGACGCGGACGACAAAAAGGGCAGCTACCGCTTTCCGCACCACGCCAAGGACGGCGGCCCGGCAAACCTCGCAGCCTGCCGCAACGGTCTGGCGCGCCTGGAGAACTCCAAGATCCCCGACGCCGACAAGCCCGGAGCCAAAGCCCACCTCCAGGCCCACCTCGACGACGCCACCGGCGACGACAAGGGCTCCGGCGACTCCAAAAACCAATCCCAGCCCTCGAACACGTTCGCGTGGGATCCCAGCATGACCGCGGCCTTTAAGGAGGCAATGCAGTGACGATCACCGCCATCCCGACGGCCCCGGCTGAGCTCGAAGAGATGCTCAACGACGGCACCCGCATGAAGAACGTCCTCGCAGACGGGCAGTTCCCGGAGTTCATCAAGAAGTACCAGGCGTCCGTCGCGACGAAGGCACCCGACATCACCGCCGAGGTGCGCGAGCAGATCCAGCTCGGGTTCGCCGAGTGGATGAAGGCCTCCGGCGCCGTCGACGCCCCGCCGGTCGACATGACTCCGGGCCCGCAGGCCACCCCCCGCGTCGAGGGCTTCCAGACGTCCGCGCAGAAGGCGCTGAACAACAAGCGCGCCCCCGGCCGGCGCACCGAGGGCATCTTCTCCGACAGCGCCGAGTTCTTCCAGGCCACCCACCACGACATGGGGAAGGTCGCCCGGAACCCGGAGCTTCTCGCCAAGCGCCAGCAGCTCGAAACCCTCATGAACTCCTTCGGCTCGGAGGTTCCGGCCGACGGCGGGTTCCTGATCCCCGAGACGCTGCGCTCCTCGATCCTGCAGGTCGCCCTGGAGTCGGCGGTCGTCCGGCCCCGCGCCCAGGTGATCCCGATGGAGTCGCTGAAGGTCCCGATCCCGTCGCTGGACTCCACCTCCAACGCCTCGTCCGTGTTCGGCGGCGTGGTCTGCTACTGGACGGAGGAGGCCGCGGCCCTCACCGAGTCGCAAGCGTCGTTCGGCCGGGTGGTCCTGGAGGCGAAGAAGCTCACCGGCTACGCGGAGATCCCGAACGAGCTCCTTGCGGACGCCCCGGCGTTCTCGGCGTTCTTCGATGCGATCTTCCCGAAGGCGATCGCCTGGTTCGAGGACGTCGCGTTCATGACCGGTACTGGTACCGGCGAGCCGCTGGGGTTCATCAACTGCCCGGCCGCGGTGTCGGTCTCGGCGGAGGTCGGGCAGCCGCCGGCGACGATCGTGTGGGAGAACATCGTCAAGATGTTCAGCCGCATGCTGCCGTCGTCCCTGGGTAACGCGGTGTGGATCGCGTCCCCAGACACGTTCCCGCAGTTGGCAACGATGGCGCTGTCGGTGGGTACCGGCGGCTCGGCGGTGTGGCTGGGCAACATGCAGTCTCCCGGCTCGGCGGCCCCGCCGATCAGCATCCTGGGCCGGCCGGTGTTCTTCACCGAGAAGGCCAGCCAGCTCGGTACGACCGGTGACATCTCGTTCGTGGACCTCAGCTACTACCTCATCGGCGACCGGCAGATGATGCAGTCGTCGTCGTCGAGCGAGTTCAAGTTCTCCACGGACAAGACGGCCTTCCGGATCATCGAGAGGCTCGATGGGCGACCCTGGCTGGCGAGTGCCATCACCCCGAAAAATTCCGGGCCAACCCTCTCGCCTTTCGTCCAGTTGGCAACTCGCTAACAACACGCTGAAGCCCTCTCGTTGAGGGGGCCTTCTGCACGTCCAGAACGGCACCACCTTGCGTCCGGCAACAGGCCCGGACGCGAGTCAGCAACGCCGCATTGACGCCCGGCGCCAAGCATCCCAGTCGGAAAGGCACACCATGGCTATCGAAGGCCTCGGCCGCGCATTCAACGTGGTCCCGATCGCGGCCGGAGTCGCGCTGTCGATGCGCGACTGCTCCGGCGTCACGTTCGTCTGCACCGGCAACGACACATTCACCATCACCGTGTCGGCGACGTTCGCCGGCTCCTACGCGACGCCCGGCAACGTCATCACCCGCAAGTACACGAATACCGCGACCGACGGCACCGCCGCGTGGGTGAAGGCGACGCAGGCCGCATCGAACGCGGTCACGATCTCCTCCGGCACGGTCACGTTCGACGTCCTCGGCCCGATGATCCCGGACCCGAAGGTGTACGTGAAGGTGTCCGTCGGCGCGTCCGGCCTGGTGACGGCGATCCTCCACGACCTGTCGTGGCAGCGGAACCCGGCGAACCTGCCGAAGGTGAGCGCCTGATGACCACGATGATCGCCAACTCGTCGGTTCGCCAGGTCAACCTGGGCACCCTCGTGTCCAGGGCCACCGCAACGCTTCCGGCCACGGCGCTCGGGGCGATCTTCAACATCACCGGCGGCCGGATTCTCATCCGCGCGCTGATCGGCGAGGTCACGACCGTCATCCAGACGCAGGCCTGCACCGTCAAGGTCACCTCCACGCCCACGGCCGGCAGCGCGGTCGACCTGTCCGCGGTGTCGGCGAGCATCAGCGCGCTGGAGGTCGGCGGACGGCTGACGCTTCCTGCGGCTGCTGCGACCGCGCTGGTCACCGGCAACGCCGGCGGCGTGATCGGCGACCAGGCCAAGTGGATCATCGGCCCCGGCTCCATCGGGATCACGACGTCGGCAACGAACACCGGCAGCGTGAAGTGGGACCTGGTCTACGTGCCGATCGACAACGGCGCGCAGGTCGTGGCGGCCTGATGGCTTGGATGCAGTGCCGCAGTTGCTGGGCGAAGTTCGCCGTCGGGCTGCTGCGGTGCCCGCAGTGCACTGCGGTATCCGAGATGTTCGCGGTACCCGAGGAAGTCATCGAAGCCGAACAGGAGGCCACCATGCCGAAGATCACTGTTGGCGACGGGGCATCGAACGCCGCCGACGCGGCCGAAGAGCCATCCGTTGAGGAAGTCGCAGAGGAAGCTCCCGCTGCGGACGACGCCACGAACGCGCACCCCGAGCCGGACACGGCCGCCGAGTTGTCCTCGCAGACTGCGGACACGACTACTCCAACATCACCTGCGGCGGCGGCGAAGCGGGCCGCGAAGAAGGCCGCTGCGGTCCCGGAGCCCACGTCCGAGGGGTGAGCTCGTGAGCTGGTTCCAGCTGCTCGACATCATCAAGCAGGGCCGTGCCGAGGCCGAGTACTACGCGTCCCAGCCGCCGATGGCCTGTCCGCTGTGTGGCGAACCACTGCGGTCCGCGCCGAACGGATCGGCGGATCGGACGCTCTACTGCCCGTACGAAGGCTGGTCCTTCCCGAGAGATTATGTGCGGCCGGACCTCCGCTAATTCCCCACACCGCAGCGAGCAAGCAACGAGAGGCGGTGTGCCGTGTCCGTTGAGGGCGACACCCTGAAGGTCGTCAACCGGAACCCGGCGAAAGTCGCCGCCGAGATCCACCAGGACCCGACCAGCACGCTCCCGGCCCTTCGCCTCAATGGCCCGCTCGCCGTGTCCGGCCCCATCAACGGCGTCACCGGACCTTCGACGGCGCCACTGGTCGGGCAGGTCCAGGTCGCCACCTCGGCGACCACGACCGCGAACGCGTCCGCCATGAACACGGGCGGCTGGGTGTTCGACGTCCGGGCTTACGGCGCCAAGGGTGATGGGCAGGTCGTGTCGGACGGCGCGATCGCGTCGAGCGGAAAGACCCTGACGTGCTCCACGTCTCACCCGTTCAAGGCCGCGGATGTCGGGAAGCTCGTCATGGTCCGGGGCGCGGCGGCCACCGGCGTCACGACGCTGGTGACGACGATCGCGACGTACGTGGACTCCAGCCACGTCACCCTCACCGCCGCCGCGGGAACAACCGTGGCGTCCGGCGGCCTGGTGATGTGGGCCACCGACGACACCGCGGCGATCCAGGCGGCGATCAACGCCGGGCACGCCTTCGCGACCGCGTCGGCTGCCGCGTCGCTGTACCAGGTGTACTCCCCGCCCGGATCCGGAGCGTTCTACGGCATCGGCGGACCCCTGGTCACCGGCGGCGCGACCCTCGGCAACGGCCAGCTCACCATCCCCGTCAACCTCGACACGGCCAATGGCATCACCTGCCAGATCGTCGGCGTCGACTCCGGGGCCAAGACCCGCCACTGGAACCAGACGACACCGGCGATGTCCGGCTCCACCTGGGTGTCGTTCGCCGTGTTCGCCTCCGGAACGGCACAGAACAACTCCGCGAACGCCGCCGGCACCCCGGCCGTGATCTCCGGACCGACCGGCGTCAACGGGTACGGCACCTCCGCGCTGCTGTACAGCAACGTCACCGTGCACATGCGGAACATGTCGCTGCTGACCGCACACTCGGCGAACGGCCTCACCTACTCCGCGCTGAACCTGCACGGCTGTGCCCGTGCGATCCTCGAGGACTTCTCCTACGGCACGACCGGCACCGTCCCGAACAGCGACTACAACTCGCCCGTGGGGTTCGCCAACGGCAACAGCATCGGCGTCCTGATGCCCGCCAACGGCAACAACGCCATGTCCACATGGAAGCGCGTGATCTGCCAGGGGGGCTACACCTACGGCGTCTACGCCACCGAGCACATGAATATCGACGAATCGATCATTCTGTATTGCTGGTCCGGGTTCTGCCCGGTCGGGACGTACGGCGACGGCGGATCCGGTGTGGGTGCGCTGCACGCGGTGAACTTCCCGCTGCTCGCCGTCGAGGGCTGCACGCAGATCGTGCGGATCATCTCGCCCGGATCGTCCGGTGTCGGACCGGTGCTGCGCGGGCGCCTGGACACCGAGGGCAACAACATCTTCGACGACACGACGACCGGGACGTCGCTTGCCTCATCCACCGGGCAGGTGTTCATGGCGGGGGCCGGGAACGCGATCTCCTCAACCTCGGGTATGAGCTTGCAGGTCATCGACGACCGGACGCCACCCGGCCCGGTGGCGACGCCCGCCTACTCCCTGGCGACCGCGCAGGTCAACGCGTACTGGCGGTGGGCGACGGTGATCCTGAACGGCGGCACGGTCACGGCCGTGAAGGTCTCCGCCCTGATGGGCGGCGCGTCGGCGCCCGCAATGTCGACCGTGTGGTCCGGCGCCCTGGCCGCGCCGATCACGATCCGGATCCCGCCGGGCGGCTGGTGGGAGATCGACGGCTCAGTCAAGCCGACGGTGAACACCTGGATCCTCGACTGACATGGCCGTCTCGACGCCCTGCTACGCGTCCAGAGAGCTCCTCAAGGCCTCCCTGGATGTCAAGGAGACCGCGCGCAACAACACGCAGGTCGACCTCGCGATCCAGGCCGCGTCCCGCGTCGTCGAGGGCCAGTTGAACCGGCGCTTCTACCCGATTGATGGCACGAAGTACTTTGCGTGGCCGAACAACCAGTACGCCGCGCCGTGGCGGCTGTGGCTCGACAACTGGGAACTCGCCGCAACACCGACTGCGGTCACGTCCGGCGGCGTCACGATCCCGCTCAACCAGTGCTTCTTCGAGCCCGTCAATGCCGGGCCGCCGTACACGTCCCTGGAGTTGAACCGGTCCACGTCCGCAACGTTCGGCAACGGACCCACCCCGCAGCGGGATGTCGCCATTACCGGCCCGTACGGTTTCAGCCTCGACGCCGCTCCGGCCGGGACGCTCGCCGCCGCCGTCACCGACACGACCGGCACCGCCGTGACCGTCGCCAACGGCGCGGCGGCCGGCGTCGGCGACGTCATCGTCATCGGTACCGAGCGGATGCTGCTGTGCGACAAGGCCACCGCCACCACCGGACAGGTCCAGCAGGGATCGGGGCTGTCCACCGCGTCTGGTGCTGACGTCACGCTGGCCGTCGCCAATGGCACTGTCATCCTCGCCGGCGAGACGCTGCAACTGGACTCTGAACGCCTGCTGGCCGTAGATGTGACCGGGAACAACGTCACCGTCAAACGCGGATGGGACGGTACCGTACCCGCACCCCACTTCGCGGCGACGGTCTACGCGCTCAGATTGTGGACCGTCACCCGCGGCGGCTTCGGAACCACGGCGGCCACCCACCTGATCAACGCCGCGGTCAGCAGGTACACGCCACCTGGGCTTGTCGTCCAGCTTGCCCTGGCCGAGGCCGAGAACAACCTCCTCCAGGGCCAGTCCGGGTACGCCCGCACCGTTGGCTCGGCCGACAACATGCGGCCCGTGTCCGGCCAGGCCCTCGCCGACATCCGCAAGCAGGCCGTCGCCGCCTACGGGCGCAGAGCTAGGAGGCGCACGGTATGAGCGACAACAGCCTCACCGTCGACCTCCACGGGTCGGTGTTCGACGGACACGCCGCCGAAGACATCGCCAAGATGGCGGAGGACTGCCAGCGGGCCGTGGCCGAGCGCGCCGAGTTCGCGTGGCAGATGAAGATGGACGACTCGTTCCGGCACCCCACCGGCTACTACCAGTCGCACATCAACATCGCCCAGCGCGACAAGGACCTCGTCGTCAACGACCAGGGCGTCGTCTACGGGTTCTGGCTGGAAGGCATCGGCTCCCGCAACGCGCCGGTCACCAGCTTCAAGGGCTACTTCGCGCGGCGCTGGACCGTCGAGTCCGTCGGCCGGCAGGTCACGGAGATCTGCACGCCGATCGTCGACAAGGCCATTGAGAAGATCAACCATGGCTGACGTCGTCGAGGTACGACGGTGACCGGCCTCAACTCCGCCGCCGTCATCCAGGCCGCCATCGACCACCTCGCCACCACCGGCCTATTCGAGTCGGTGCAAGGCCATGAAGCCCTGTCCGCGCCGGGCAACGGCCTGACCGCCGACGTGTGGGTCGACTCCATCAAACCGGTGCCGTCCCAGTCCGGGCTCGCCGTCTCCTCGGGCATGCTGACGCTGTGGTCGCGGATCTACCTGAACGCCGCCGGACTACCTACGGATAGCAGCGAGCAGACCATCGCGGCGGCCACCGACACACTCATGGGCGCCTATAGCGCCGACTTCACGTTCGGCGGCCTCGTCACGTTCGTCGACCTGCTCGGGCAGACCGGGACCACGCTGTCCGCACAGGGCGGCTACGTCATCGTCGGCGGTGTCACCTACCGCTGCATGACCATCACCGTGCCGTGCGTCATCGACGACATTTGGCCGCAGAGCCAATGATCTACGTCGCCTGATTCGCGCGTCTTGCTGGCCACGAGCTCCGCTTACGCGCCTGATTCTCGGCCCGAGTGATCCACCGGCAGTTCTCGGGTTCGTAGTTCCCGTCAGGATCTCGCCGGTCGATCTGCATACCTTCGGGGCGCGGTCCCATGTCTGCGTAGAAGTTCTCAAACTTCAGCCAGCGTTCGCACACCGTGATGCCACGACCGCCGTAGTGCGGGTACGATGCGTTCCAGGAATCGAAGCACCGGGACATCATCCAGTGCCACGAGTTGTGGGCACCTGGCTGATCTCGTTCCAGCGTCGCCCGTTGAATGGCTCCGGGAAACTGGCGTTCCATCTGTTCGCGAGTCTTCTTCGCGAGAAGTTCCTTGGTTTCGGCCGAATGTCGGCCAGTGAACCCAGCCGAGCCGGGCTGGAACTGGCCCGAGTTGCTCATTGCGTGCTTGGCGCAGGTGCATCCCGGTTGGCATATCAGGGCCGCACGATGAGCTGCGGACAGCGGTTTTCCTTGGCGCAGCGCTCTGAGTTTGGCCCGCCGCTGATCCGTCACGACGTGACGAGAACAAGTACATCCTTCCGCGCACGGACTGCCGACTTTGAAATGACGTCTACAAGTGCATCCGGGCTCGCATTTAGCCACATGAGAAGTATAGCTGATTACCCTGGGGTGATGATGTGAAGAGTAGTGGCCTTGGGAATCAATTGTACCTGGGCGGATACGACCTGTCCGGAACCACCGGGGCCCTGTCGAAGATCGCGTGTCCGCATGCGACGCTCGACGTCACCGCGATCGACAAGTCCGCACACGAACGCATCAGCGGCCTGCGTGACGGCCAGATCGACTTCACGTCGTTCTGGGACTCCATCAATGCCCACCCATCGCTGTCCGCGCTCCCGCGCACCGACATCGGGGCCATGTTCACCATGTCCAAGACCCTCGGCACCCAGGCCGCGTGCATGGTCGCGAAGCAACTCAACTACGACCCGACCCGCGCAACCGGCGGGGCGCTCACCGAGGCGGTCGGCCTGGTGGCCAACAGCTTCGGCATGGAGTGGTGCAAGACCCTGACCGCCGGCAAGCGCGTCGACACGACCGCGACCAACGGCAGCAGCGTCGATGACGGGGCGTCGTCCGCGTTCGGACTTCAGGCCTACCTCCAGGTGTTCGCGCTTACCGGCACGGACGTGACGGTGAAGATTCAGGACTCGGCGGACAACGCCAGCTTCGCCGACCTGTCGGGCGCCGCGTTCACCGCAGTCACGACCGCACCAGGAACGCAGCGGATCGCGATCTCCAATGCGGCCACGGTGCGCCGCTATCTGCGTGCGGTCACGACCACCTCGGCGGGGTTCACGTCGGCGACGTTCGCCGTCGCGTACAACCGCAATCCGCTCGCGAACCAGGTCTTCTGATGCAGACCTCGGGAGGACGACTCCCGCCGGCGATGCCGGTCGGGGCGTACAAGACGTACAACATCGCGACGCCGCTGGAGACGCACTGGACTGCGATCTCGTGCAGGGACGCCGGGTGCGAACACTACGAGAACGGCTGGGCGCTACACGTCCAGGCCGTGACCGAGCAGGACGTGCACCTGGCGAAGACGTCCGGGCGCCGGTACCGGGTCGAGGACATGGGGGCCGGTCAGACGTGGCTGGTGTTCGAGCCGGGCCAGCCGTGCTGGAAGGCCGGAACGCACGTGCGGCGCCTTGAGCGGCCGGAGGTATTCACGACGCGCGGCGGCGACTGGCGCGGGGATCCGACGGGCCGCGGCAAGCAAGTGCTCAGTGCGCAGTCCTGGGTGGACGACTGCGGAGAGAACCAGCTGAACCTCGCTGAGTGGATCGAGAAGTACGGATAGCGCCGTCCCGTTCGGGGTGGAATTCATCTATATGGAAAGGTAGTGATTCTATTGGCCAAGGCCAGCGGGATTGCGTGGACAACTGCCAGCGTGGACGACGCGTCGTCCGCACAGCAGGCGATCCTCAACGACTTTACAAACCTGCAATTCGCTACCCCCCGTGCCGTGCAGGACACCACCGGCATCGACAAGTCCGCCTTCGAGCGGCTCCTTCTCCTGGCCGACTTCAGTATTACGTTCAGCGGCGTGTTCAACGGGGCGGCGAACATGTCGCATGCAGTGTTCTCCACGATCTCGTCAACGAGCGTGCCCCGGCTGATCACGCTGGTCGTGAACTCGAAGACGCTTGCGCCGACGTGCCTGCTCACGGATTACGCGCTGACCCGCGCAACCGGCGGGGCGCTCACCTACTCGGTGCCCGGAGTTCTGAGCAACGGCGCAGTTCCAACCTGGAGCTGATCATGGGTTTCGAGCCGCCCCGCAAGGTTTTCAAACTCGTCTTCGAGGATCCGGCACTGGCCGGCCTTGAGGTCTCCATGTACGAGCTGCCGCTCGGCGACATGCTCGATCTGATGGACAAGGCCAACATCGACGTTGCCGCACTGACGTCGGCCGACCTCGCCGCCGTCAGAGAGCTGATGGCATCGGTCGCGCAGTATATGAAGGGCTGGAACGTCGAGATCCCGCTCGGCACCCCGGTCGCGCCAACGCCGGAAGCCCTGGGGAAGCAGGGCACGTCAATGGTCATGGCGATCGTGAAGGCTTGGTTCGGGGCGATGGGGGACGTGGACGACCCTTTGGCCGGGAGCTCGTCCGGTACGCCGCTACCGGACCTGCCGTCAATTCCGATGGCCGCGATACCGGCAGGCCTCGCGAGCTAGCCCACGCGCAGGCACTGTTGGTGGTCTGTGACCGGTTCCACTGCCTGCCTTCGCAGGCCCGTGCCGAAGGCGCGTCGGTCCTACGTTTGCTGAAGATCGAAACTATGGGCAGGCCGTCGGAGGCGGACGCGCCGCATCCCGCTGCCGACTGGTAGCCCGCATCCCGCCCGCGTCTGCGAAAGCCGCCTCGCTCTAGCTTGATATCCGCCCTCGCACAGCTTGGGGGCGACGTTGAGCAACGAGATTGAGCAGGAGTGTCGAGGCTGCCATCAGGTGCTCCCCCTCAATCGCTTCAGCCCGTGCAAGGCAATGCGGCTGGGAGTTCGGAACCTATGTAAGCCCTGCAACTCCGAGAGGTCCATGGCATGGCGCGACGAGAACCAGGATCGAGCGCGCAACTCTCATCTCCTCAGGAAGTTCGGGATCACCCTTGAGCAGTACCACGCCATGCTGGCGGATCAAGGTGGAGTCTGCGCCATCTGCGGCGAGCCGCCGGCCATCGTCATGGGGCAGCGCAGCGGGCGCCAGGGACGTCAGACACGACCCATGCTCGTGGTCGATCATGACCATGCCACCGGGAATGTACGTGGCCTGCTCTGTACCCCGTGCAATCGAGGCATTGGCTTCCTAAAGGACATCCCGGACATGCTCAGGTTCGCCCTCAAGTACCTTGAGGGGCGATCTTGAACGAGATCGAAATCGTCGTACGAGTCAAAGACGCCGCCGCCGCTGCCGCCGAGCTTGTCGGGCTGGACACGGTAGCGAAAAAGCTCCGCGATTCCGGCGGCGGCTCGGGCGGCATGGGCGCGGGCCTGGACGGCCTCGGCAGGTCCGCAGAGGAAGCGGCGGCCAAGCTCGGACTGACCAGGGACGCGAACGGCCAACTGCGGAACTCCCTCGGCCAGTTCGCGTCGGAATCCGAGCTCGCCGCGGCAGGGCTTGACAATGTGGGCAGGAAAGCCGAGAGCTCGGGCCGGAGCGCCAGCAACAGCGGCTCCGGCCTCGCGTTCCTGGGCTCGAAGTTCATGCTCCTCGGCGGTGCGGCGCTGGCGCTGGGGCCTGCTCTGGCGGCGATCCCTGCGGCGCTGGGAGCGGTGGCCCTGGGCGGCGGGACGCTGGCGCTGGCATTCGGCGGCGTGATCAGCACACTGAAGGACTACGCGGCGCAGCAGGCCTCGGCCGGCCAGTCGGGTTCGCAGGCGGCGGCGACGGCGTTCTCGAATGCGGTGGCGATCCGCAACGGCGAGCAGGCGATCGCGGACGCGAAGAGGCAGTCGGCGATCGCGGCGCAGTCGTCGGCTGCGGCGATCGCGTCCGCGGCGCAGGGCGTCGGGGACGCGGAGCGGGCGGCAGCGCAGGCCGCGCAGTCGTCGGCGGCGTCCATCGTTTCGGCGCAGCAGCGGCTCCAGTCCGCCGATCAGTCGTTGACGTCGGCCCAGCAGGCGCTGACGCAGGCTCAGCGCGCAGGCGTGGACGTCCTCAAGGACATCAACCTCGCGGCTGCCGACGCGTCGAACTCGGTGGCCGACGCGACGCTCGCAGTGCAGCAGGCGCAGGCGAACGCGAACGCCACGCTTCAGAACTCGCTGATGACGGACCTGCAGAAGAAGCAGGCGCAGCAGGGGCTTATCGATGCCCAGCAGGGGCTGACGGACGCGCAGCAGCGGGCGAAGGAGGCTCAGCAGGCCGCGAACGACGCGAACTCGAAGGGCGTCGACGGCTCGAACGCGGTTGTTTCCGCGCAGCAGGCGCAGGCCAATGCGGCGCAGGGCGTCGCGGATGCGCAGACGGCGCTGGCCAATGCGCAGGAGTCCGCGGCGAACCAGCAGATCAGCAGCAACGAGTCGGTGGCGAAGGCGCAGCAGGCCCTCGCCGACGCGCAGAAGTCGTCGGCGCAGCAGCAGGCGTCCTCGGCCGAGCAGGTGTCGAAGGCGGTCCAGGCGCTCGCGGACATGCAACGCCAGCAGGCTCTCGCGGCTGCGGCGGCCGGCGGGGCGAACAACAAGTTCGCGGCCGACATGGCGAAGCTGACCCAGCCCGCCCGCGACCTGGTGAACCAGGTCCTGGGCATGAAGTCGGGCTTCCATGACCTGTCGGTGACGGCGCAGGACGCGACGCTGCCCGGGTTCACGACGATGCTGCGGGACTCGCAGGGCATGTTCCCCGTGGTCAACGGCGGCATCCGGGAGATGGGCTCGGCTGTCGGGGGAACTGCGGTGCAGTTCGGCAACCTGATGAAGTCCCCTGCGTTTCAGGGGCAGCTCGCCTCGGTGCTACAGCAGGCGGCCGGGTTCGCGCAGCAGCTGGGCAGTGGCGTCGTGTCGATGGTGGGCGGGATCACTGCGGCGGCATCGAAGGCCGGGCCAATCGTGTCTGGGCTCGGTCAGGGTTTCCACGACATCATGGCCAGCGGTCTGCCCGCGTTTTTCTCGGGATTGACCGTGAACGCGTCCGGGGCGGGTCAGACCATGTCCGGTGTTCTCGGAATCGTATCGAGCCTCCTTGGTCCGCTCGGGACGCTGGCGGGGGCATTGTCGGGCGCGCTGGGTCCTGCGATCAAGGCGTTGCAGCCGACGGTTGCCTTGCTTGCGAATGACCTGGTCAGCGCGCTGCTTCCGGTGATGCCGTCGTTGTCGCAGGCCCTTGTCTCGGCTGCGAATACGGTTGCGATGCTGGTCCAGGTGCTCGCCCCGTTGCTGCCGATGATTGCTGTGGTGTTGGTCGGCGCCTTGAAGGTCGTGACGCCGCTGCTGTCGTTCCTGACCACCGTGCTCCAGGAAAACGGCAAGTGGC